TACGGATCGATGGCGATGAACAGGAAAGTATCGTCCGCCGCATTCAAGAGCATTCAGAGGTTATCCGCTTGGTCTCTGGCCTCCCATTCCGAGCGGTCTTGGCTATCTGCTCTCGAAACTCTGAATCAGTACGCTTACCGCCACGGATTTACCAAGGCCATTCTCCAGGAAGCGTGTGCCCTCTTTCGGAGCCAGACGGATGCTCTGAAACTGCGTGGTGAAACTCGGAGGGCCTTGATGGGTGCCGTGTTCTTCGTTGCCTGTCGTCGTATGGGCGTATCACGAACACACGAGGAAATGTCTGAGATTGTCAATGTCTCAACCCGCTCCTTGTCAAAAGCCATTCAGACATTTGGAATTCACGCAGAAGAGAACCCTCTTCTGAAAACTCAGCTGTCTCTGGCCGAGCGGATGATGAATGGGCTCTCAATCCAAGAAGATCAGCGGACCGAGATTCTGGGAACGATTCAGGATATCTTCAAGTCCCCCGACGAGGAACTAGAACATACACCAAAAGTCATGGTGTCGGGGATGATTGCTCGTGTCCTCTGCCACGATAAAACGAAGCCCGAAATCCGGGCGTTTCTCAAGGATTTCTCAAAGCATTCGGGAGTATCGGTCGTATCGATTCAGAAGGTCATGAACGGTGTTTAGTTGACGTTGTAGTATGTGTTCAACATATCGATTTTTACAAGTAGGATACTTTGATTCGGATTCAGACTGAATGTTCCGATAGCTGTAGGATCTAGGTTTGGCAGCACCGCAAGATTTACATCATACACAAAGCTAACTGCCAAAGGACTCGCATTTGTTATTCTCCAGGATATTCCAGCTGGAAGGCCTATCGGAGTTGCTGGGAAATTGAGTGATGTGGAGCCAAGGGACGAATACGTCGTAGGAAAAAGGAATATATCCCCTCTTGGCGTATTTGGTAAGTTAATCGGTTGCCCTCCCAGGGATATAAGGGTTACAGTGAGGGGGGTGGTAGCGACGGTGAGAATGGTACTTGTAAGTCCGGCCGTCGCGTCGACTTGAATACCTGTCCCTCCAGATATTGTAATATCTGCTTTGTATCCGTTGACAGTGCTTACAATTGAATCTGCCCATCCGCCCGAGATATTGATACGGTCCACAGTGACCGCATTATTCTGGAGTGTGACGCCGCCAATTATATTTTGATACGTCGATGGGCTGGTAAACAGGGCAGATGCGGTGAGGTATCCACTCTGTAATCCCACCCCCCCAATCGTACTTTTAAGAACGCCGGTCGTATTGAGGGCCGACGCAGTTACGACCGCCGCCGAAAGTGTAACTCCGCCAAATACGCCAGAGTCGGTGATTCCAACTATAATACTATTTCCAGACCCGTAGAAGAGCGAAATATTGGTTCCAGGAGAGATAGTGACGGCTCCCGAGAGAGTATTCAGCGTCGTGACTCCTGTCGATCCTGAGACTCCAATGACAAGACTGTTTCCAGACTTGTAGAGCGAAATATTGGTTCCAGCGGTGAAAATGACATTTCCTGACAGTGTACTATTTATGGTCGCGACTCCGCCCGTTGACCCCGACACTCCAATGACGATACTGTTTCCGGATGTGTACAGCGAAATATTGGTTCCGGCGGTCAGGGTGACCGCTCCACACAGCGAGTTCACACTAGCAACACCGGCCGAGACTCCGCCGTTGTATGGTACGCCATTAATCGTGAGAGACGCGGCACTGATATTCCGGTTCTGGAACGTTATTCCGCCAACCGAGTGGGGCAGAGTTGAATCGGTCGTTGTCAACGTTCCGGTCATGACCGTGAAGTTTCCTTCACTGCCTAACTTCAATCTCTGGGTCACACCTCCTCCCGTACAGAAATACATATTCGTATTCGGTCCCAATGCTCCGATCTGGATATCCGCATTTCCAACGGTTGACGGAACCGCATTCACGAAAAAGGAGTTTGAGCTCGATGTGTACGCCGACGTCGTCATAATGATGGACGACTTGAACTGCGACGATCCGTTGACAACCAGGGAAAAACCAGGGAACTGGGCGGATGTTCCAATACTCACCTGCCCCGACTGCGTGATCCGCATCGTTTCGCCGAACGCCGCATTTGAAAACCCAATGACATTCAAGTCGGGATTTGTGATTGTTCCGCCGGATGATAGGGAAATGAACGAAGCCGCACAGATCGAGTATCCCGCCATATTCACGTTCGTGGATGCGGGGTAGCTGGCCCACGCAGGGAGACCGCCCGATAGATTGATGAAGTTTCCGCATAGGTAGTATCCCGATACATTGATGAACCCGTTCGGTGCGTCAATTGTGAACATATTTCCAGTATTTCCTCCTACGAACGTGAGTTTCGAAACGGTCGTAATCGAGTTCGAATTCATCACCAGGTTCGATGTTGCCTTGTAGAACGCCCAGCTCTGGAGATCGGACAATGTCATCGTTGGAGCCCCGTTCACTGTCAGTAGAAAACTCGTGCCAGTATTCCCCACCGCCACATTTCCCGGAAGCTGGGTGTTCACGATCGCATGGAAGTACCCGTTGCTGAACTGGTACTGCGGGACGAAAATATTCTTCAAGGCATTCAGATCGTTTGTCGCAGTGTAGGTGGCCGGGGGCGGGGCCACGCTCATCTCGTATTGTTTTTATGACACGGAAAGGATTTAACTACTTTCTGCGTGATATATACATCAGAATGGCAACCCCGGGTGAGCGATACACGCTGTTTCCCATCAAGAACTCAGAGGCCAAGATCTACCAGCTGTACAAGCAGGCCGTCGCGTCCTTCTGGACTCCCGAGGAAATTGATTTTTCCAAAGATGAGAGCGACTGGGACTCTCTCACAGAGAACGAGAAGCACTTTATCAAGAACGTTCTCGCCTTCTTCGCTGGATCCGATGGTATTGTCCAGGAGAATTTGGCGACCCGGTTCCAGCGTGATACTCCGAGCCCCGTGGCCCGCCTCTTCTACTCCTTTCAGAACGCAATCGAGGGTATTCATTCCGAGACCTATTCCCTCCTCATCGACAAGTACGTCAAGGACAAGGACGAGCAACTCCGTCTTTTCCGGGCTCTGGACACGGTCCCCTGTATCCAGAAGAAGGGCAAGTGGGCCCTGGAATGGATCGAGAGCTCCGAGTCGTTTGCCACTCGTCTGGTAGGGTTTGCGTGCGTCGAGGGCATCTTCTTCAGCGGTGCGTTCTGTGCGATCTACTGGCTGAAGAAGCGTGGTCTCCTCCCCGGCCTCACCTTTTCGAATGAACTCATCTCTCGCGATGAGGGACTCCATACAGTCTTTGCCGTGGAAATGTACCACCGCGAGAATCCAATCACGGTCGCTCAGATCCACGCGATTATCGGGAGTGCCGTGGAGATCGAGTGTGAGTTCATCTGCGATTCCCTCCCGTGTTCGCTCATCGGCATGAACTCTAAGCTCATGATCCAGTACATCCGCTTCGTGGCCGACCGCCTGGCCGTCCAGCTGGGTGTCCCGAAACTGTACAATGCCACCAACCCCTTTGATTTCATGGAGATGATCTCGATGGAGGGCAAGGGCAACTTCTTTGAGCGGAAGGTGTCAGATTACTCGAAGGCAGGGGTCGGGGCTCGAAAGGAGGACATGACGATCAAGTTTGATTCGGACGATTTTTAAGTATCCATCAAGGTAAACTATCATGGAATTCTTTCATGGTGTCGTAGCCCTCGTTGCTGGTATCGTTCTCATTCTCACCGGTCTCGTTGCGTGGATGTACGTCCAGCAGTCCCGCATGGCCCAGGCAATCAACGCCCTGGCCATTGCCATCACGGCCCCGCCTCCCTCCTTTGCCCAACCTGAACCTGACGTGTCGCACGAGGACGAGCTGTCTGCTCCGGTCCCGGTCCAGGATGACCGGGTGAGCGTCCATGAGGAGGAGCAGGAGCAGGATGGAGAGGGAGAGGATGTGGAGCTCATGGGCGAGGATATGGCTACCCTGGGAGGTAAGACGGCCGCCCAGCTCCGTGAGATGCTGACAGCCAAGGGTATTCCGTACAGCAAGAGCGACAAGAAGTCCACCCTGATTTCGCTCTTACAGGCAGCATCTTAATAAAACCAAGAGTAAATGAAGCTCATAAGTATCGATATCGGGCTTCGTAATTTAGCCGTATGTGTCCTTGACGGAACGTCCAGGACAGATATGTGTATTTCCCACTGGGACGTGATTGACGTGATCGGAGAAAAGAACGGGCACGCACGGACATCCTGCTACAAATGCTCCAAGCCCGCAATGTGGGTCCAGGCGGGGGCAGGGACCCAAGCATGTTCCCGCCACCGTCCTAAGAACCTTACTCTGACCAAAGCCGCCCTGGGAAAGAAAACGATTCCCGAACTCCAGGACATGGCCAAGACGTATGGGCTCTCTGGAAAAACCAAGAAAGATCTGGTCCCAGCTATCTGGGCGGAAATGAATAAGGCCGGATGGTCCAAGTTCAAAGGCAATGCCAGGGCTCAAGGCGGTGGTGTCCTGGATCTGGTGGGCGATATCATTGCCTCCCTCGATCGCCGGGCAGACTGGTGGGAGGGTGCGGATCTGGTGGTGTGCGAGAACCAGCTCGATCGGCGAATGTTTGCGGTCCAGGCCATGATTCACATGTACTTTGCCTGCCGCGGATTCCGGACGAAGGGAGTATCGGCCATCCACAAACTCGACAATATCACAACGGCAGAGGACGCGACGGGGACGTACCGTGGACGGAAGAAGACCGGCATCGCACACTGCGAGCTCCTGTGTCCTCCCGCAAACTTGGCGTTTTTCCGGTCGCACAAGAAACGCGACGACCTTAGTGATGCTCTACTTGCCGGCATCTGGGTTCTAGAACACCCAGCCGGGTTTATGTAGATTTCTTAGAGTGTCCAGTATAATATGTCCAGACTCGGACCCGCTCTTCGTTCACAATTCGTGAAGGGCGTGAAAGATGTTCTCAAAACCACTGCCAAAGAAACCGTGAAAGCCGCAGCCGAAGAGCTGTTGACGAAACGCCCCCGCGTTGCGTCCGTGGAAAGAGTATCTATCTCCCCCCTTCCGTCCCCCTCTTCGTTTTCCCCTGCGGCCACACCCCAATCTCAACAGTTCCCCGCCCTGTGTGTCTGTAAGTACGAGCCGGACGCCCCGGATCTCGGAAGCGGGAACAGGCAGTATATCTGTTCAGGATGTTCACGGTCGGGGATGGGAGAGTACAAAACCGTCATTGAAGGCCGGGCATTCTCCAAACTCAAAGGTGGTGGAAAGACAGGAAAGCGGCGGCGGTCGCGTTTACATCTTACAAAGAGGATGCGGAGGAGACATAATAGAAATGGAAGTTCCAGGAGCTGATCTTCTGATGAACACGAACAACCTCGCCGCAGACACAAAGCTTCCTGATATGGAGACAGTGAATCTCGATTTCACGGACCTTCCCTCCGAGCCCGGCCCCCCGCCCCGCCTCGTCCCCTCCGCTGCCGATGTTGGGACCACCAAGAGCTGGGATGGAGTAGAGAACTTGAACGCTGAGGCCTATCTCAAACCCGTCTCCCAATCTCCCAAGATGTCCGAGGACGCCATCATGAAGAAGAAGTACGAGCTCCTCCGCAAGTTTGCCCGCCTCGACAAGATGGGCGTCCCCATCCGCAAGCGGTTCACCATGGACTCCCCGCTGGACGAGATGGAGATGGAGCTGGAGTTCGTACGCAAGGAGAAGGCTATGGACGCCACCATCAAGCAGTTCTCTGAATGGTTCATTACCGGAATGTCGGCGATGGAGTGGGGGTCCAAGAATGTCAATATGATCAAGATGTTCGGTCTCCAGCTCGATGGATTATCGCAAAGTGCCCAGATGAACGTCGGCGATCTGGAGGAGGATTTCGAGGAGCTGTACGATCTCTACGGCGACCAGATGCGGATGCACCCGCTCGTCCGCATTCCGATGCGTACCTGTTTCATGGTGTACATGGTTCACTTGACAAATCAGATGGCAATGAAGGCCCCGGTCCCGAATATCCAGGAGATCCTGCGTCAGAACCCCGATATTGCCCGGCAGATGGCCGCCCAAGCTATGCAGGGA